AAGTCAACCAGAAGTATTTAATGTTTTAGGTCAACTACAATCTATTGAAAGAATAAAGAAAGAAAATGGACAATTGGAATACGATAAAAAAGATAAACTTACACACGAACTTGGAGCAAAAGGAGAATAAAAAACTCTTTTTTTTAGTAGCACAACCTAGATCTGGTAATACTTTATTTACAAGTATTATGAATCAAAATCCAGAGATAGCTTGTACTCCTAATTCTATTACATTAGAGATAATGAAAGATTTACATTTATTAAAAGAAACAGACGTGTTTCAAAATTACCCAGATTATAAATCTTTAGACAACGTGTTAGATTCTGTTTATATAAATTATTATAGAGACTGGCCTCAAAAATATATTATAGACCGTGGCCCTGTTACGACTAAAGGTAATCTTGCTTTAATGCAAAAGCATTTTAAAAAACCTTTTAAGTGCGTTGTCTTACTTAGAGATTTAATGGATGTATTAGCTTCTTATATGAAATGGTATACAGAAAATCCCGATGCATTTCCTAATAAATATGGTTGTAAAAATGATGATGAAAAATTAAGTATGGTTATGAATACAAAAGGTGCTGTTGCTAAGGATTTAGAAGCTATAAAGAATGCTTATAATTATCCAGAGATATGTCACTTTATGAAATATGATAATTTAGTACAAAACCCTGAAGAAGAAATAAATAAAGTTTATACTTTCTTTAATATACCTTATTTTAAACATAGATTTTTTGATCTAGATCAAGTCCAAGTTAATGGAATGGGATATAATGATAGTATTGTTGGTAAAAATATGCATATTATAAAAACAAATGAAGTTAAGAAAGAGTATAATCCCTACATTGAAAAAATACCAAAAAGAATAAGAGAAAAATATGAACACATTAAATTTTAATTTTGTATTTTTAGGTCAATCAGTTTTAAGGTATGAAGTACCATTAGATGTTTATAATACTCTTAACCATATTTATGAAACAAGAAGACATGAATTGCCAAAAGCTAATCCACAGTTAGTGGGTAAAATTCAAAACGAACATTCCTTATTTTTTAACGGAGAACCTAACAATAAAATGCATCCACATAATTATTTACCTCAAGATGTTCTTGAATGGTTTAAAAAAGTAATGCATCATTATTTAGATTGGAATAAAATTATAGAGTATGAAACTCATTTAAACTCTATATGGGTTAATGAAATGAAAGAACATGAATATAATCCAGTGCACGTGCATCAAGGATCTTTATATACAGGATTATCTTCAGTTATGGTTTTAAAATTACCAAAATACACAGGTGTTGAGTATTCATCAGCGGATAAACCTATGAATGGTCATTTACAAATATTAGGTAATTCAAGTGGGCAATTTGCAAATGTTGATTATGGTCCTACATTAAAAGAAAGAAGTTTTTTTGTTTTTCCATATGACCTAAGACATTGTGTATATCCTTTTAATAATACAAATGAAACAAGGAGAACTTTAGCATGTAATATGGACGTAAAATATGACCCAATTAAAAATAGGAGCGCATCATAATGATATCAGAACCTAAATGGAAAAGTTGGATAGTTGAAACAACTACGCCTTTGTTTACACCAGACCAATGTCAGATGGTTATTAATTGTGGAAGAAGACAGCCACCGCAAAAAGCACAAGTAGGTATGAATAAACCTGGTGGTGGAATAGATACTAACAAAAGAATTACTACTATATCTTGGATACCATTTAAAGAAATGGAACCAATGTACAATCAAATAAATAATTTTATCCAAAAAGCAAACTTAAATCATTTTGGATTTGACGATATACAAATAACAGAACAAGCACAATTTACAGAATACCCTGAAGGCGGTTTTTACGATTGGCATATGGATAGTGATGTCAATATGAAACACGAGCCTCCCGTTAGAAAAATATCTATGACATTATTATTATCTCCTGAAAACCAATTTGAAGGTGGTGATTTAGAATTAATGGCATCAGGTAAAAAAGCTAAACTTAAACAAGGTCATGCAATTATATTTGCATCTTTTTTAAATCATAGAGTAGCACCAGTAACCCGTGGTGTTAGACAATCACTTGTTATGTGGTTTGGAGGAAAACCTTTTAGATGATAATAGAAAAATTTTTTCCAACTATTATCTATGGCAAAGATGTGCAATTAGATAATAATAAATTAGCACAAGACATAATTAAATGGGCTAATACAGATAAAGGTGTTTCTAAAACTAATTACAATGGTTGGCATTCAACAACTGACATGAGTGTTAAACCAGAATATCAATTATTAGTTACAGAGTTATTAAGAATGCAAAATGAAATATACCAAAATGAACATTTAGATAGACATGCTAAATTAGGTAATATGTGGGCCAATATAAACCCACCAGGTGGTATGAACATGTCACATATACATCCAAACGCATTATTTTCTGGTGTGTATTATGTAAAATCTCAACCTAATTGTGGTCGTTTAAAAATATATGATCCAAGACCAGGTATACAATTTAATATGCCATCTAGAAAACAAGGTAATCCTGGTAAAGATTTTTGGAGGGATGCAAGTATTGAACCCGTAACAGGTAGAATCATAATGTTTCCCGCATGGTTGTGGCATGCTGTTGAAGAAAATAAATCAAATGATATAAGAATATCAGTAAGTTTTAATTTTATACAAGATGGTTTTCAATAAATATCAGGTAATAAAAAATGCAGTTAGCTACGAGTTAGCTAATTTTATATTTAATTACTTCCTTCTCAAACGTAAAGCGGTAGCATGGATGTACCAAAATAATATTACATACGATACAGGTATGTTAGGAACATGGACTGATAAACAAGTTCCCAACACATACTCTCATTATGCTGATCCCGTGATGGAAACTTTGCTAATGAAAGTATTACCAAGAATGCAGCAAGAAACAGGGCTTCAACTAGTGCCTACTTATTCTTATGCAAGAATATATAAAAAAGGAGATATATTAAAAAGACATAAAGACAGACCTAGTTGTGAAATATCAACCACTATTCATTTAGGTGGAAATCTTTGGCCCATATTTATAGACGGTACAGGTCAAGACACAGTTATAGATGAACACAAACAAATACATAAACCCAATGCCCCAGAAGGCACTAAAGTCTTGCTTGATGTAGGTGATATGCTAGTATATAGTGGATGTGAATTAGAGCATTGGAGAGAACCTCTAGAAGGTAATACTTGCGGACAAGTATTTCTTCATTATAACCATGTAAATGGTCCTTTTGCTAAAAAAAATAGGTTTGACAAAAGGCCAATGTTAGGTATTCCACCAATAGGGAATATATAATATAATGGTTATGTATGTTACAAAAAATAAATATTCAACCAGGATTTAATAAACAGGTTACCGCAACAGGCGGCGAGGGCCAATGGGTCAGTGGCGACTATGTACGTTTTAGATATGGCACACCTGAAAAAGTAGGCGGCTGGGCTCAATTAGGAGACAACACTCTTACTGGAAGAAACACTGCTTTACACCATTTTGTTAATTCAGATGGTATTAAGTATGCAGCATTAGGCACAAACAGATTTTTATATGTATACTCAGGAGGAGCATTTTATGATATTACTCCTATTAAAGCTACAACAACATTAACAAATGCATTTACAACAACACAAAGTGATGCAACCGTTACTATAACTTTTGCATCTGATCATAACATTACAAAATATGACATTGTTCGTTTAGATAATTTTTCATCAGCCACTAATTCTAATTTTGATTCTGATGATTTTGACGATACCAATTTCATGGTTACAACGGTTCCAACTTCAACAACAATTACTATTGAAATGGGATCCGCTGAATCTGGATCAGGAGCATCCACATCAGGTGGAGTAAGGGTTAGACATTTTTATAAAATAGGACCTGCAGTTGAAGAATCGGCCGCTGGTTGGGGACTAGGTTTATGGGGTGGTAATGTTGCGGGTGAAGCCTTTTCAACTTTAAATGGAGCATTAACTTCAGGGTCCTCTAGTATTGTGTTAGATGACTCTTCAGCATTTCCTGCTTCAGGATCAGTTTTAATAAATAATGAAAGAGTTGTTTATACATCAAATACTACAGGTACTAATACTTTATCAGGATTAACCAGAGGATCAGATAATACAACCGCTGCTTCTCATTCAGATGGAGCAACAATTTATGATGCATCAGATTATACAAAATGGGGCGCATCGCAAACAGGTGATATTGTAACTGCACCTGGATTATGGCATCTTGATAATTATGGAAATAAATTAATTGCAACTATTGCAGATGGTTCTACTTTTGAATGGAATTCAAATGCAACAGATGCAAACGCAACAAGAGCAACAATTATATCTGGCGCACCAACAGCATCACAATTTACTTTAGTTTCTACACCCGATAGACACTTAATTTGTTTTGGAACAGAAACTACAATTGGCACAGCGTCTACACAAGATGATATGTTTATTAGATGGTCTTCTCAAGAAACATTAAGTACATGGACTCCAACTTCGACGAATACTGCGGGTACACAAAGACTTGCGGATGGTACAAGAATTGTTGGAGCAATACGTGGTAGAGATGCAATCTATATTTGGACAGATACTTCTTTATTTATTATGAGATTTGTGGGTCCTCCATTTACTTTCTCATTCCAACAGGTGGGTACTAACTGTGGATTGATTGGACAAAATGCGGCCGTCGAGGTTGATGGATCTGCATACTGGATGTCAGAAAACGGTTTTTTTAGATACACGGGTAAATTAGAATCCTTACCGTGCCTGGTTGAAGATTATGTTTATGATGACATTAACACAGTTCCTAAACAACATATTTGTGCAGGTTTAAACAACTTGTTTGGTGAAGTTACTTGGTTCTATCCAGGTAGTGGTGCTGCATCTAATAATAGATCTGTAACTTATAATTATATGGATTCAACGGCGGATAGACCTGTATGGACAACAAGTTCATTAGCTCGATCTTCTTGGGCAGATTCTCATATATTTGGTAAACCCCATGGAACAGAATATGATTCAAGTGCAACCAGTGACACTACAGTTGGTAATACGGATGGAGTTACAATTTACTATGAACATGAAACAGGAGTTAATCAAGTTAAAGCAGGAACAGCTTCAGCAATTGCTGCAAACATTCAAACAGGAGATTTTGATTTAGACCATAAAGGATTAGATGGTGATGGTGAATTTATAATGAAAGTTAGACGAGTACTTCCAGACTTTTTAAGCCAAACTGGAAATGCCATTGTTACATTAAATTTAAAAAATTATCCATCAGACTCTCAAGCAAGTTCATCTTTAGGTCCTTTTACCGTTAGTACAAGTACAACAAAAGTAGACACACGTGCTAGAGGAAGAGCAGTTGCTTTAAAAATATCTAATGATAGTATTGGACAACACTGGAAAGTTGGAACTTTCAGATTAGATATACAACCAGACGGGAGAAGGTAATGAATCAAGCTAGAATGGCAGCACAGCAAAAATCTAATAGACGATCAAGTAAAGGAATGTCGCCAGGTAGGTCTATGGCACAGTTTGGTCATGCTGGTCATGCTGGTAAATCTCAATCACAAGCTCAAAAACATCAAAAAACAGGAATCAATACACCTAGTAGTGGTCCAGGTTCTAATCCAAATATGGGTCAGACACCTCCTAAACAAACTGCAAACCAGTTTTCAACTCCAAAGAAAACTACACCAGTTACACAAGTTACAACGGGTGGACAATCTCCTTTTCCCTATACTAAACAAGTAGGTATTACTAGTAATTATGTGAACCCTATTTTTAGAAAACATATAATTGATAGAGCAAGACAATATCACCAACCGAGAAGTTTTTTAGAAAATTTACAGAATTTATATGGACAAGATGTAACGCAAATTGGATATATTCCAAAAAGTTTTGAACCAAAAAAACCATTAAAAAAAACAGCATGGGATTATGCAACTACAAAAGGAGTAGGTGCTCAAGAGTTTGCAGACTGGCGTAAAACTGAGCCAGCGTCTTTGTTTGAGGAGTATCATAGCAAGTATGGTGATCAACTACAAAGAGAATTAGAACTGAGTGATAAAATAAAAACCTTAGGAGAAGATTATGTAAAAAGTTTTGATATTAAAGGTATTGGGGATAGTTATGATGATCAAAGGCAGGCTGTAAATACTTTATTAGGAGATTTAGAAACAAAAAAATCAGCATTAAAAGCTTCTGATAAAGACTGGCTGTTAACTCCACAAACTGATATGGAAAAAGACATGTTAAATAGGGAGCTTACAGGGGATTATGAAAAAAATAAAGATAGACTTGATGATCTAGGAATAACTAGCAAGAAAGAATATGAAGATTTTTATAACAAAGCTATTAGTTTAGCAGATGGTGGAATT